TCAGTTCCGCTTTCATAACCCCTCGCCTTCCTCGCAGTCGATGGTGATTTGCACGCAGGCGAGGCGGTCCGGGCTAGATAAATAATCAGCCTCTCTTTTATCAAAACAAAGAATACTACTTGTGTAATTCGCATCCACATTCACCCACCCCTCGCGCTTAATGCGGGGCTTGGTTTCGATGAGGTCGAGATCGGGGTCCTGGTATTTAAGACCATAGACCCCATTGATGGTCCAAGTGGACGGTTCCCACTCACCATCTTCGTATTGATAAGCACCCACAACAGCATAATCGCCTTTATTATCCGTCATGAAAATCTTAACAGGGTGGCCGCCTTTGGTGCGGTATGTCTTGGTGAGGGAGATCATAGAAGATGTCGTCCGATTAGATGTGTCTGTCATGGCAACTCGCTTTCTATCAATTCGTCGGCCGTCTTGCCCGCCAGCATGAAGGTGCGGACCATTTCTTCAACCGCAACTGATTTCTCCGGTTCGCGACATGGGATGCTAATAGGGCTGCGCTTTCTTCCTTTTTCGTCTTCGTAAAAAAGTGGCCCATTATAATTTCCCCACAAATACTTATTATCACAACACGCCCGCAGCGCGTCGATCTCTTTCACGGTGTAAGCGCGGTCGGTCATATCTTCACCACCACAATCTCGGCATCTTCATTCAGATGCTCAAGGCCGGCCGACAAGGCTACCTTCGCGTCCCCACCTTTCGGCACATCGATAAACTCGCCGTATTTATCAACCAAAGCATTGCCGAACACTTCCCACGCGCCACCTTTGATCTCAACCGGCATGTCTGGAACTATGAGCAATATACGCCGTACTAACTCCTTCTGTACCGCCTCATTCGCGAAGTTATGCGTGAAGATTGGCTGTCCCATAATCCACTCTGCCGCCTCGTGTATTTTCGAGAACGGTGTTGTCAGCATCATGCCGGTCGTCAATGTGCCTAGCACTTTCGTTGCGATTTTCATGTGGTTCCCCTCAGTTTCAGGCTACCCGTCGATCTCGATTTCGTGGAAGGACCAGTTATATGGGTGCGCTGATCTTCTCACTACATATTCTTGCGCAGCATTTCTTGTTTCAAATTGAATTGGCGCAATGTTCAAGGATTCCTGCTGTACCGCCACCCACACATTCCTGCGCGGCGCGGGGACGTTGCGGATATAAACAGGGCTATATTCATATGATTTGCCATTATCATCCAAGATAAGGATGTGCTCTGCGCCATTTCTATCTGTAAATAATACAATGCGGCGCTCGGCGCTCGCAATCGCACCCCGCAATGTATGCAATAAACTTGCTCTGTAGCCATCCGCTGTCTCAATCGGTCGCGTCCAGTCGATGGTTGTCATGTTAGTCCCTCCTAGATTGCAAGCGGTCTTTCGATTACTCGCCCACGGCCTTGAGAATGGCGCGCAGCAAAAAATTATGGAGTTCCGTCGCGCAGTCCATATGGCCGTGCGTCTGTAGCGTGTGGTCAACTCGGCGCAGCGCCTCCAGCAGGTCTGGCGCAGCGGCGATGAGCGCCAAGTTTGCGTCTCTTTCCGGGTCTTCAATTCCAGATACCTTGCCGCGCTTATGCGCTGCTTGCATATGGACATCGCAAACATGAGTGCCGCCGTCTTCTTCCGACATGATCGGGACACTTCCGGAATTACCGGTCATTCCATGTTCTGTATAGGCTTGAGCTACCCGCCACGGCCCGCTCGTAAACTTCGTCTGCATGTCAGGACTCCCTCAGCGGCCCGCCACAGCGTCGTATATTTGACCGTTGCCGCAGGGCCATAACCGACGAGCTTCATTTCGTGCGGAAGCCTCGCTATAGGCCCATACGGTGCCAAGAAATTCCCGATGCGGGTGAGCCGCATTCCAACCGACGAAATAGATGCGATACTGTTTCATGTCCGTGTCCCTCTCTCTATGTCTCACCCTACCCCTACCCCGCCGCCCCTGTCAACACCTTTCTCATCAAAAAGGGTGAGCTGGGCCTATTCATCCGCACCCAAAAACGTCTCGCCTTTCCACGGCAGCGCCGCGTGCTTCATGCCGCGTATGCCCGGCCCGAGGTTGGCCATCTTATATGGTCCCCACTCGCCATAGGACAGAACGACAGTTTCCGTTGCGCCGGTATTATCGCCTCGCGGATGGGTTCGCACGGCAGCATCCTTTTTCAAGTGCTTGTAATAGACTCTTCCATAGTCGGCCGGAACACGGGTCCATTTCATCCCTAGATGACGATACCAGACACTATGAATGTAAGGCTTCGGAACCAGGATGAGCATTCCCATCCGATAACCAGAGTGATCCGTTCTCGATAGACCTTCAATTGCCAGTGCGTCCTCGAATGTCATCTCTTTTTCCCCTTCATCAGCATTTCGTCGCGCATTTGGGCGTGCCTGGCTTCCATAGCCTCCTTGTCTCTGTCGATCTGCGTCATGGCGTAGTCCATAGAGCGGGGCGTAAGACGTAGAGCCTGATACCAACCCTTATCTGACTGGACGGCAATTCCCTCGGCCCACAGCCACGCCTGCTCGACGTAGCGGGCCTTCTCGGTGATGACCCACCCCGTCTCCGGTTCGCTCTCATTATCATCAGGATCCCAGACAAGAACGCGCATGGCCGCGTTTTTAGCCAAAGCGAAAGCGTTCATTGCCAGCTCGTCCACGTCCGGATCGGCCTTCAACACAAGCTTTCCGGCCTTGAGACGGCTGATCGGGTCCACGGCCCGCAGCTTTCGAAGGCAATCGACTAAGGCGCGGCGCTCAAAGTCGGTCAGATCAGCGAACGGATCGTCACCAACTTCAACGTCGCCAACCACCTTGATCCCGAGCACGATCCCGATCTGGCGCACGATTTCAGGGTTTGGCGAGGTGTAATAGCCGTTCTCGATTTGTGAAATGTAGCACGCCGACACAGGTGGGTCTAAACTTTTGGCCAGTTGAAGCTGGGTCAGACGTTTAGATTTTCTGGCTGATTTAATTGTCTCTGATATATCAGGCATGGGGATGGATGCACTCCAAAGAGGACTTTCGAGGAAGTATAATGATCCAAGCGGGTTTGTAAACCCCACCGAATCGAATGTGCCACTGTTCCTCTTTGTTGCTCTAAGATTTAATCTTAAAAGAAACAGCTAAGTCATTGAAATTCAATCTTTCTATATGATCTGTTTCTCTGTTTCTCTATAAAGAGGGTAAAAAGACTATAGATAGGAGTATGGATTAACGATTATAATATATAGGGTAGTATATTAGATATGTTAAATGGATATTGATATAGGGGTCTTTGAAAATGTGAATTATAGGGAAATGCGGAAACACCGCTCCCTAAGTCATTGATTTGATTTTGTGAAAGGTGTTCCCTTAAAATGTTTCTCTACGCTTTCCCATCGGGAACAGGGTAAACATTTTTTAGGGAGGCAGTCCGCAGACGCGGGGGTGGCCGAAAGAGGATGGTGGCACGTCGCGGCGGCTTCGGCAAGCGGAATCTTCGGGACAAAACCGGACTGTCCATGTTTGTCCTGTCCTGTCCTGTCCTGTCCTGTCCGCTCATGGGGCCTTGACGCCCGCCCCGAACAGTAGGACATTTTGTCCGGTAGGGCCGTCGGCCCAAAATCAGGATTATGGAACGTGACGCCGGCCGATGTGCGGGGATTCAGGGAGAAACTAGGGCTATCGCAGTCAGGGTTTGCGAAGGCTGTCGGCGTGAGTTTCATTAGAACTGTGGGTCGATGGGAATACGGCGAACGCTGCATCCCCGGCTATCTTGCCACGCTAGCCGAGCTAGCCGAAAGCCCCGCCGTCGCCCGCGCTCTCCGCAAGCGTGGCCTTCGCAAGCCTTGACTACCGCCCAGCCATGGCGCATCCTGCACCTGCCTTTCGGGGCTCCGCTGTCGGCCGGTGTGGTTCCCCCTCTCCATCCCATGCTGGCCGGTGGCGTTGAATAGGGGGAAGTGATGGAACATAGAAATTGGGTAGCTCACAGGTTTCGTGACGGCTGCGATTGTCTGGAATGTGGGGCGTCCTATGGTGGTGTGATGCGCGGCGACGTTTCGCCCTTTTGCAACCCGCCCACGCAGGCCGACGACGCCGCGTTCCGGGACATGGTGGCGGTGATGGAGGGTAAAAGCTCGGTGCAGGCCATTATTGACGATGCCTACGCCATGATTGATCCGCCTCCCTCAATTGCTTCGGCCGAGGCGGCAAGGGCGTATGAGACGCTGAATGAGAGGATGCGCAGCAAGGTGCCGTGGGCTTTCTTGTCGACGCCCGTGCCTATGTCCTACCAAGTCGTGATGCGGAGTGAGCCCGGCGGCGGTGGGGTACGTGTTGAGCCGGCGCCTGACCCGCTTGCATATCCAACCAAACTTGATCAGGCCCGTCAGAGGCTGGCTGAACGCAAGGCTGTGCTTGACGCGCTGCCGGACCTGCCCCTTGGCGAGAACAACGAACTAACCCTCTTGAAGCGCAAGCGGGACGATGATCGAGCGCGGGCCAAAAAGGCCGAACTCTTCACCGCCGAGCCCCTCTCCAAAACTCGCGAGCAGATCGCGGCGACGTGGGATGTGTTCTCGGGCGGGTATAGGCATTTGTGATGGACTCCTCTTATTTCGACAAAGCCACCACTGAGTTCAAGAAAATACTCGGGGAGAAGAAACTCTCCGAGACGTGTCTGCAACGCGCTGAAGCGGAATACGCTGCTATTTTCTCTCAGAAAAAGAGCACTTATGAAAACCCTCCACGATTCCACCTTCGGTTATCTCAAGCCGACCGACGACCAAATGGCGCTCATGAACGAGTGCCGCGAGGCCGCAAGTGATGCACGATGTCGTCAATAGGTGCCGGTGATGCCCTGGTACGTCGTCGAAGCCAAAGAAGGCCGCGTGCGGCAGGCTTACGGGCGGCTGGCCTACATGGGCCTAGATGTGCGAATGCCGACGATTATCAGGCGCGATCCTCGCAGAGGTCGAGCCGGCGTCAAACGCGAGGACATCCATATTCCACGATTCGGCCGCTACCTATTCGCGAATATCGAGCAACTCACCGCCGTATTATGGAACGCAATTGACAGCCAGCCCGACGTGCGCGGCTTGTTGGTTTCCGCTTTAGGAGACCGTCCGCAGCCCCTCCCCGACGAATACATGCCCAGCCTGCTTGCTCGCGTCGAGGAAGAGGGCCGCCCCACCAAGAACCCCTATTCGGTAGGCCAACGCGTGCAGATTGTGGATGGCCCCCTATGTGGCCACTTTGCCAGCATACAAGCTATTGACGGCGCCCGCGCTGTCGTGCTAGCGGTTGATTTCCTCGGGAAGGCTAGCTTGATCCCATTTCAGGTTAGCCACGTTGCGGCTGAGATTCGGCCTAGCCGGCTCCCCACAACGCCCGTGCGTAGCCTTGTCTGTGCTTAGGGCCTCTCCATGAAACTCACTGCCGCCGCCCGCAAGAAGATGCCCGTTGGTAAGTTCGCGGGGCCGGATCGCAGCTACCCGATTCCGGATCGATCTCACGCCGCCAACGCGAAAGCGCGTGCCTCGGAAGCCGAGCGCAAGGGCCGCATGTCCAAGGCCGAGGAAGCCAAGATCGACCGCGCGGCGGATAAGGTGTTGAAGAAGAAATGATACCTGATCTGGATTTGCCCGTTTTCGAAGTCGAGCCCATGGCAAATGGTGCTGATCTGCGCGTAGTTATGCGGGTTCCAAGAGGTGGTCGGTTTTTCCGCTATATCAACAATTATCAATCGTTCTCGGACGATAAGATTCAATACCTCGTGAATGTCCTTGTTCGCGATCTTGTTGACGCGCACTTTCCCTATCCCGAAAAGAGTGCCGCATGAAATCCCCCACCGACAAGAAATCCCCTCCGCTCCGCCCCATGCCCAAAGACGGCCCATCCAACGCGAGCAAGATTGCCGCAGCGTCCAGCAAAATGAAGTCCGACGGCTGGATGACCAACGCCACCGAGGCGAAAATCGACGCCGCCGCCAATCGCGCCATGGGTATGCACGCGGCTGGGTGTAAGTGTCGGGATTGTATGTCAGCCGAGGGCAAGGAAGAGTGGCGCGAGCGGGGAAAGTATTGAGTAGCGATCCCCGCTTTCCACATCACGTTGATATTCTTGCCGAGGGTCACAAAATGGCCGGCATGATTTATAGGCAGATGGAATCCAATAAAATTATCGTGGATAAGCCTTCTACCGATGTTTTTTCCGACAATATGCCAAAAACGCAGATCGGTGCTTCATTGCCCTTCGATGCGCCGGACGCCGAAGTACGGAAAGTGAAGATAGCTGAAGGCATCGTTAAACAAATTCCAGAACGGCGCATCCAATGCGTCCCGCTTATCCTACCTAATCAAGTGGTAGCAATCCATACAGCCCTCGGAAATCTGATAATCCGAACAATTCTGATGTATCAAGTCATGACGGATACATATGATTTGCGTTACGACCTTGCTTATCTCTCCGCCTAAAAGGAACTCCAACGATGCGCAAACTCCTCCTCTCTGCCGCTCTCATCTCCCTCGCTCTCCCCGCCTTCGCACAGTCTGGTCAGGGTCTCTTCCCCGGCCTGCCCGCAATCGGCTCCTACACGGGCAACGAGCGCATTCCGGCCGACACTGAATATCCCAATGGCGCCAACCCGCAGACGGGCTATCTGACGCCGTTTCAGTTGGGCTTCGGTGCCCTTCAGCAGTCGACGCCGGTCACCGCCTTCACCATCACGGCCGTCAATCCCACGTCGGTGATCGAGATTACCCCGGCTGGCACGCTGGCGACGGGTACGATTGTTTTTCCTGCCAACCCGGTTGACCGGCAGGAACTCGCGATCTATTCGACGCAGACGCAGACGGCGTTGACGCTGACTCCTTCGGCGGGCACGACCATCAATGCGGCGGTAACTGCCTTGGTCGCCAACGTCGGCGTGGCCTACAAATACAATGCCGCCACCTTGGTCTGGTATCGGATTCGATAGTAGGGTAACACATGGCGCGCGAGCCAAAAGGATACAAAGCACCCGGCATAGGGACTTTCAACAACGAAAGAACCTTTCCGGGTGTTGGCACGCGGCCTGACATGATGGCACGCATTCTCGATTTGTATGCGCAGGGCAAGCCTACGAGCCAGATATTCGGCAAGAACGGCCTCGCCAATCACAACACATTCCGCAAGTGGCTAGCCGATCCCGCGCAAGTAGCGCTGCGAGCCGAGTATGAAGTCGCCCGCAAGATCAGGGCAGATTTCCTGTTTGACCAGATGCTTGAGATTGCCGACGACGGCACCAATGATTTCGTTGAAGGCGACGGTGGCGAGGCGAAGCTCAACGTCGATCACATTCAGCGGTCCAAGTTGCGGATCGACACGCGCAAATACATGCTGCCGCGCATGAGCCGGGAATATGTGGAGGTGGCGCGGAAGGAAGTTAGTGGGGTGGATGGGGCGCCCTTAGAAGTTAATATGGTGACGGCCGAGCAACGCCGCGCCGCACTGGCTAAATTGCTCGCAGCAAGGTCTACAGACGAGTGACCAGCGTTCTCGACAAGCTAGACGAACTAATCGCAGAGCTTAGCGCAGATCAGCTTGCCGATTTGGATAAGTTACTTGCACCTGAATTAAGTAAACCGTGGTTGGCGACTCCTGGACCGCAGCTTTCTGCCCAATTAAGCCAAGCAGATATGCTACTTTTCGGAGGTTCCGTGGGTGGTGGGAAAACGGATTTACTTTGCGGACTTGCGTTAACCGAACATTATCGCACGGTTGTATTTAGAAGTCAGTCATCTGATCTTAACGGTTTCTGGGGTAGGCTTACGGAACTCTGTCCTAATCCCGTCAAGATGAACTCGAACCTTAAGCAGCTAACAACGACTGACGGGCGCTATATCGAATGCGGTCATTTGGCTGCGCCGGGCGCGGAAAGGTCTTGGCAAGGCCGGGATCACGATCTGGTCTGTATCGACGAGGCAGCGCAGATTAACCCTTTCAAGATCGATTTCGTGTTGGGTTGGCTGCGGTCGGCCAACGGACATCGGTGCCGCGCAATTCTGGCAAGCAATCCGCCCATCGCCGGCGAGGGCACATATCTAATTGAGTGGTTTGCCCCGTGGGTTGACCCTTTCTTTCCCCAGCCCGCTAAATACGGTGAATTGCGGTGGGCCGTGCTGGTTGGAAATAAAGAGGAACTGAAATCCATATGGGTTGACGGGCCTGAGCCTGTTTGGGTGAATGAAGACTGGACTTGGCGGCTTGCAACGCAGGAAGAGATTGATTTCCGACCGCACCACAACGAAGTGACAAAACCGCTGAGCAGGACTTTTATACCCAGCCGGCTAGATGATAATCCCTACTTAAAGGATACAAATTACCGGGCTCAAATTCAGTCCAAGCCCGAACCCCTCCGTTCGCAGCTTCTCAACGGTAGCTTTCTCGCGGGACAAGAAGACCACGAATGGCAAGTGTTGCCATCAGACCTTTTAAGGAAGGCCCAACTCCGTTGGAAAGAGCCCGGCAAAGCAATTATGCGGTCGCTCGGTGTGGATGTCGCGCAGGGTGGCTCAGACAAGACATGCTTGGTGCCACTGTACGACGTTAACCTGTTCGGCAAGGTAAAGTCCTATCCGGGTGGCGAGACACCAGACGGCCCCTCAGTCGCCAATCTTATTCTGGCCGCCAGAACCCACGGCGCGGCGATTGCTATCGATACGACTGGCGGATGGGGCGGCTCGGCAAGGGATCACCTCAAGACGCACCACCAGATTACAGCGAGCGCCATTGTCTTTTCTGCCGGTGCTGACGGCATGGATAGCGAGACGCTGCTAGGCTTTGTCAATCTTCGCGCCAAGATGTATTGGGATTTTCGGAAAGCCTTGGAGAAAGAGGATGTTGCGCTGCCGCCTGGTGACAGGATACTAGCGCAACTGTCGGCGGCGCGGTGGAAATATCAGCGCGGCAAGATACAGATCGAGTCCAAAGAAGAAATTAGGACTAGATTGGGAAGCTCCCCCGACGAAGCCGACGCCATCGTGATGGCATGGCATGTTCGGGAGCGCGGATTTATCAGGAAGACTGAGAAGAAGCCCGCTTGGTCGGGCGATATGCCGTTGGCGCAAGGATGGATGGGGAGTTGAATATGCTAGTTGAAGACGTGCCGGTTTGGAATGAATGTCCGTTTAAGAACTGGCTTCCTGAATACATCATCCCGCGCCGTGGCAAGGATGACGAGGGAAAGCCAATTATTCTGCTGCACGCAGGAAACTTCCACGCCCAATTCGACGGGGAACACCTTCCGCCAGAGCGGTTGAAAGCGATGATCTTGAATTTGGGTGGCGCCATTTTCCTATCTGAGGTGGGGGATGATCCCCAGGTTCTTACCCAGCTACATTTCCGCAAGGCTATCTGCGCGGCGAAGGGAGAGCACATTTCTTATGATGATGCGGTTCTGTGGCGACGTTGGCATGAGCTTACCGAGCTTAGGGAACCAGACACCGCTTCGGCCGCTTAATCCTAGACCACCCCTAGGGTAGGAGACCTACCATGGCCGTATCTATTCAGCGTCAGACCATTGCCTCTCGCCTTCGTGGGCGTGACGTGCTGGTGAATATCGACGATTTCGATTCGCATGTCGAAATGACATCGGGCGATGGCAACCATGTTTTCAAGCGCATTCCCGACACAGATACCTGGATTTTGTATGACGGTACCGACTTTGACCACGCGCTGGGTATGGTCGAGCGTGGCTGGCGCGTGCGTGATTTGACCGACTCGGAGCGTGAAGAGTTGGGCGGCAACAAGACGGGGCTTTTGGGCAATCGGACCAAGTCGGACGAGACGTGGCATGATCTCGACGATGAGCACAAAAACGCCACGCGCGGGTTCCAGATGGATGCGCACGACAGCGTGATCGGGGCTAAGTCGAGTCGCAATCAGGCATTGTCGGCGCAGACTTATGGGCCGCCCGCTACGCCTGTCGAGCACACCGATATGCCGGTGAATGGGCCTGAGCAGCCCGCACCTGTGTTGGAAGGCGATGAGGTCGAGCTCGAACAGCGCGGTGAGGAAGTGCATTCGCAGCCTGCCGAAGACGACCCGTATAAAGAGTTTGGTCCGCAGCCTCAGCCTGATCACCCGCCTAATCACATTGGGAATGAATGACCGACATAGTAGGTGAAGACGAAGACACGGCCGGGTTTACGGGCGACGAGCAAGTCATCCGTGAGGCCCGGTCGCGTTTTCGGCGCGCAATGGCATGGGAGGCCGAAACCCGCACACGGGCAGCGTCCGACCTTAAATTCGTCAATGGCGACCCCGACAACGGCTGGCAGTGGCCAGACGACGTGCGCAATGACCGCGAGGTGCAGCGCAAGCCGTATCTGACGTTGAACAAGACGCGGGTGCATTGCCTTCAGATCGAGAATGAGGCGCGCAAGAACAAGCCCAGCGTGAACATCCGCCCGACCGGCAACGGCGCGACTTACGAGGCAGCGCAGGTTTTCGAGGGCATCGTTCGGCATATCGAATACATTTCGCGCGCGCAGAACGCCTATATGACGGCCTCGCGGTTTCAGATCAGGACGGGCATCGGCTATTGGCGCGTTGTGACTGACCATCTGGGGCCGGAGACTTTCGATCAGGAAATCTACATTCGCCGCGTGAAAGACCCGACCACGATCCTGTTGGACCCCGACATCAACGAGGAAGACGGCTCCGACGCGCGATTTGGCTTTGTCTTCGACGACATGCCAAAGGACGAATTTCGCAGCAAGTATCCCGAGCACAAGGAGATTTCGGCAGGCGCAGCTTTAGGCGGTGCTGATGACGCGGCGTGGCTGGCGGAAGACCATGTGCGGGTGGTTGAGTATTTCCGCGTGCTGCCGAAGAAAGACAAGCTGGTCCGGGCTCGAAACCCTCAGACCGGCGAGATGCAGACCATCCGCCTGTCCAAGTTCCCGAAAGAGGGGCTTGAACAAATCAAGGACAGCCTTGATTACAAAGAGCGGGAGATTATCGAAAACAAGATCGAGTGGTTCACGATTGCCGGCGAGAAGGTTCTGGACAAGCGCGACTGGCCGGGCATCTACGTCCCCATCGTGCGGGCGGTAGGAGAGGAAACCATCGTCGAGAAGCAACTGGACCGCAAGGGCCACGTTCGTCCGATGAAGGATGCCCAGCGGCAGTATAACTACTGGGCGAGTGCGACGACCGAGTCCGTGGCGTTGCAGCCCAAGTCGCCGTGGATTCTGGACCCGGCCTCGATTGAGGGCAACGAAGCGGTTTGGGCCAAGTCGAATGTGAGCAACCCAGCGTTTCTGCCGTGGAAGTCGTGGGACGATGAGGGTGGCCGTGCCTACCCCACGCCAGAGCGTGTTGCCCCGCCTAATCTGCCCGAAGCCCTCATCAAAGGCATGGAAATCGCCCAGCAGGAAATGATGATGGTGACGGGCCAGTATCAGGCCCAGTTGGGTGAGAACGAAAACGCCAAATCGGGCCGTGCCATTCAGGAGCGACAGGCGCAGGGCGACAATGCGACGTACCATTTCAACGACGGGCTAGCCACCGCCATCCGGTTCACGGGAAAAATCCTGATTGATTTGATCCCCAAGATTTATGACACTCCCCGCATCATCAAGATCATGGCGGAAGACGATTCCGAAGAGGAAGTCCAGATCGACCCGCAGGCGCAGCAGGCGTATTTCAGCAAGCAGGCGGCTGAGGGGCAGGCGGTGCGGTCCATTTTCAACCCCAACGTCGGCACCTACGACGTAGAGGCGGACATCGGCCCGGACTACGCCACCAAGCGGCAGGAAGCATACAACGCGCTGACGCAGTTAATGGCGGCCAATAAGGATTTGGTGACGATTGCCGGCGACTTGCTGATGAAAGTCTGCGATTTCCCGATGGCTGACGAGTTGGCCAAGCGACTGAAACGTATGGTTCCCCCGCAGGCATTGGGGGAGGCTCCCCCGCCGCAGTTGCAGGCGCAAATGGCGCAATTGCAGCAGCAGAACCAGAATTTGATGCATATCGTTGCCGAACTGACGAAGAAGGCGGCGGAAGACGCGATCAAGATCAGGGGTAAGGACGAGCAGAAGGATATTGATGTCTATGACAGCCACACCCGGCGCATTACAGCGATTAGCAACGCGCAGCCGGAGTTGGGGGACAACGACATCAAGCCAGTTGTTGATGAAACCTTGCAGACTATGCTAAATGATAATTTGTCTGCTATAGTGACGGCCAATGCGCCGACCATTGATATGATGAACTCAGGTTCGCAATGAAACCCCTCCCCCAACGCGACTACGATTTCTCGAACGTCCTTGAAAAGCACGCGCTCCCCGAGGACATCCCGACGCTGTTTCGCAAGACGGCCGAGGAAATCTGCGGCGCGTTCTACGAGGACAACCACAGAACCAAAGAGTTTCGCGCCCATTGGGGCAAGATCGGCGTCTATAAGTACGTCAAGCTGAATTGGGCGAGCTTTCTGCCAGCGGCCAAAGAGATTCTAGCTGGTATGCTCCAAGATGCTCAAGCGCACGAAAACGATCCGGTTCACCAATTCCTGAAAGACGAGATTTACGAAGCCTTCTGTGAACAGGGCGCTTCGTCTCGGCTCATCATCCAATAGAGGGGCAATTTATGGCATCTTATGAAGAAGGCTTGGACGACGGTGTGGTTTCGACGATGCCTCCGAAAGAGGCCGTGCCTGAGCCAGTCGCGCCGGCTCCTGTCGTTGAGGCTGCGGCCGAGGAGCCTGTTGTTGAGGCCGTAGCGGAACCTGAGTCACCGGCCGAGCCGATAGCCGAGCCTGAGACGAAGAAGGCTCCGATGCCTTCGTGGCTGAAGGATCGGTTGGCCGAAGAAAGCGGGAAGCGCCACGAAGCGCAGCGGGTAGCCGAGGAAGCCCGCAAGCAGAATGAAGTTTTGCAGGCTACGATTGAGGCTTTGCGAAAGGGGCAAGCCCCGGTCGAAGGCGTGGTGCCCCCATTGCCGCAGCCCGGATATGTGCCGGAGAGCGAGATTGAACGCCGCGCGGTTTCGATTGCCGCCCAGCGCGCCCATGACGAGGCGTGCAACAAGGCGGTTGATGACGGAAAGGCCGCTTATAAGGATTTCGAGACGGCGATGGAGCCGCTGCGAATGATTGGCGCCGTCAACTCGCATGAGTTCCGCGAGGCGGCGCTGGCGACCGGCGCGCCGGCCGACGTGCTATACTATCTTGGTAACAACCCCGACCAAGCGGCTGCAATCTATCGCGATATGCAGTCTGGCCAGTCATCCCGTGGTGTTGCGGCGATGACCCGTATTGCGATGGAAGTCGCTGCCAAGAAAGCCGCGCCTCGGGTCGTTTCCAAGGCACCGGCACCGATTAAGCCCGTTGGCGGGTCGGCAACTCCGGTTGTGGACCTCGAAAAGATGCCAATGGATGATTTCAGCGGCGAGTTCGATAAGAAGGCTGCGGCTCGCGGCTGGTATTAGTGTGTAAGGCGCATCGCGGCCTATAAACGGCGAGGACTTATCCGATCTACCCCGCGCGACGGATGGCGCCCACTTACTCGGGTGGTAAACACGAGGCTCGTCCGAAAACCGCTTGATCTCGGGCATCAGGCTAACCGCGAGAATAAGGCTCGCATTCCCCCTTTCCGAGATCAGGAGGCCACAGTGGCCAATACCCTTCTTACCATCGACATGATCACCCGTATGGCGGTCAAGATTTTCCGCAATACGAACAAATTCCTGCAATCCATCGATATGCAGTACGACGACCAGTTCGCAATCGACGGCGCCAAAATCGGCCAGACGTTGCGTATCCGTCTCCCGAACGACTACACCGTCCGCTCCGGCGCGGCTGCGTCGGTCCAGAACACCACGGAGCAGTTCACTACCCTGCCGCTGCAAAATCAGGTCGGCGTCGATACGGGCTTCAGCACCGCAGAGCGCACACTGAAGTTGGATGACTACGCCGAACGCATCATGCTCCCCAAGATGAACAATCTTGCCGGCGCTGTGGCCCTCGACGTGATGTCCACGACCGAAGGCGGCTACTCCACCATCTACGGCGGATCGTCCCCCAATGGCGGCGGTGGCGGCGTTTGCAACATCGTGGCCAATCTCAACGGCACCATGATCCTCAGCCCGACGCAGTTTACCTATCTGTCGGCCGGCGCGTTGCTCGACAACAACTCGGCCCCGACGCTGCGTCGTAAGGTCGTAAACGACCCCTTCACCGATGCGCAGATTGCCGGTCTCCTTCAGGGTCTCTTGAACCCCGTGACGGAAATCAGCCAGCAGTACCGCACCGGCTCGATGAAGAACGCCATCGGGTTCGATTGGGCCAAGGACCAGACGGTCCTGAAGCACACGGTCGGCACCTTCTCGGCTGGTGGCGCGCTGACATCGGCTGGTCAAGGTGGGTCACCGGGCGGCACGACGCTGGCAGTCTCGGCCATCACGGGCACGTTCAATGTCGGTGACATCATCACGATTGCCGGTGTCTATGCTGTCAACCGCGTCACCAAGCAAAACACGGGCGCCTTGCGGCAGTTCGTCGTGACCGCGAACGTGATTACCGGCGCTACCACGATCCCGGTCTATCCGGGCCTTGTCGGCCCCACGCTGGTTAACGGCGTCAACGTTCCGTCGCAGTACCAGACGATTGCGCCGAACCCGCAGACCCCCAACATCGTTGTGCCATCCAACAATGCCCAAGTGGCGTTGGTCATGCCGGCAAGCTCGACCTACATCAAGAACCTCGCTTTTGCCCCGCAGATGATCACGATGGCGACGGCGGACTTGGTGATCCCGCAGAACCTTCAGGAATCGTCCCGTGTCGCCTACGACGGCGTTTCGATGCGCGCCCTGACGCAGTACCAGATCGGCACTGACGTTCTCATCAGCCGTCTCGACGTGATTTACGGGACGGTCCTCCCACGCGGCGAATGGGGCGTTATCGTTCCCGGCCCGCTGCCTTCGTAAGGAAACCCCATGCAGAACCCCATTCAAGACGAGCCCAAGCATTTCTTCGAAGCCCATGCAGAACGCGAGCAACGCCGCGCCGTTCCCGCTCACTTGGAATACCCCAAGTACATCCGGGAAAACGGCAAGGAGGCTCATGTGCTGGATGCGGAAGGGGAGGCGCGGGTTCGGGCAGAGTGGGGTTCTGCTGGGAAGGTGGAACCGGTTAAGGAGCCGGAGCCCACCGTTTTTGACGTGGGTGACGAAGCCGAAACAGAGACGATGCCCAACATGCTCAAGCGCGGTCCCGGCCGGCCGCCGAAGCCCCGCGAACCCGAAATTATCTAATCAAGGATACATCCGATGACCGCTCCTATCTCCGCTCTATTTCCCGGCGTCGGCCTTCAGAACGGGTCGATTGAAGCGATGGCTTCAGCCGAAGGTCTCCGCAACTACGTTGCCGGCATCACGGCGCTGTCTGGTGGCGCTCAAGTCGGCGCCCCTGTCCTGTTGGCGGGTATCAACACCATTACGACGGTGGCCGGCGCTAATGACAGCGTGCAGCTTCCGCGCTCGCAGCCGGGCAAGAACCTGATCGTTGTCAACACCACGGCGACGGCGGTGCAGATGTTTGCCAATACGACTTCATCGCTGCCGTCTGGCACGCAGGACACCATCAATGGCACAGCCGGCGCGACGGGCGTTTCACTTGGAGCAAATGCCACGGCGCTTCTGATCTCGACTGCCTACGGCGCTTGGGTCGGCCCGGTTGCGCTTGCCTGATGACTACGGCGAGAGACATAATCTACTCTTGCCTTGAAGACATTGGCGTTCTCGGCGTCGGTCAGACACCGCTTGCCGAGGACATCAATGGGGCGTTCGTGCGCCTGAACCGCATGATCGGCCAGTGGAACAGCAAGCGGTGGCTGATCTATCACCTTGTCGAAGGCATCTGCCCGACGAACGGCAACAACTTCGTCACAGTCGGGCCGGGGGGCAATATCGATGTCCCCGCTAGGCCAGACAGGCTCGAAATCGGCAACTTTGTCCGCCAGTTGAACGGCATGGCACCGACGCAGGACGGCAATGGAGATTTCAACGGGGATTTCAACAACGATTTCGGCCCTAATGGTCAGTTTCCAAGTAGCCCGGGCCCTATCGACTACCCGTTGGAATTGATTGAGGCGCGCGAGACCTACAACCTGATCTGCATGAAGTTCCTGGGTTCGTGGCCGTCATATGTGTTCTATGACGCGGCGACACCGCTGGGTCGCGCCTACATTTATCCGGTCCCATTCCCCAACCAGTTCAACGTGCATCTGCTGTTCAAGGATACGCTTCAGAAGTTCGCGGGGCTTGATGATGAGATTTCACTGCCGGACTCCTATCTGGAGGCGCTTCAGTACAACCTCGATATTAGATTGTACGGCAAGTATCAGATTGATCCTGATGACGTGATTGTTGGTCTTGCGAAAGCATCGCTGGCAACGATTCGGTCTGTGAATGCTCAGGTGCCGTTGTTGCAGCTAGACCCCGACTTAACGCGGGGCTACCGCTACAACATCTTCAGCGATCAGTCTAGCTGATGCGCGTCCCCCTCCTAGGAGGTGCATATCAAGGCCGTAGCGTAATTGCGTCGGCGCAGAGGGCAGTTAACCTATACGCAGAAACAAACCCCGCCGACTCCCAAGCCCCCGTTCCCGTCACGCACTATCTCACACCCGGCCTACGCCAACTCGGCACGCCTCCCGCGCCTAATCTCGCCCGCTGCGTTTTCACGGCGTCGAATGGCGATCTTTACGAAGTTGTTGGTCCGAATGTCTATTACGTCAATTCCAGTCTGGTTTACCAATTCCTCGGCACCGTCGCGGACCAGCAAACTCCCGTTTCGATGGCGGACAACGGCCTTGTGGTCGTCATCGTGGATGGCACGCCAGATGGCTATGTGATCGACATTACGCCGGTTGCGGGTGTCGTGCCGCGTACCTACGGCCAAATCACGGACCCCAACTTTCTCGGGTCGAACTTCGTTGACTACATCGACACATTCTTTGTGTTCAACGAGCCCAAAACCTTTTTCCTCTACATCTCCCTGTCCGAAGCCAATTTCGCCATGCTCACGGGCGTTCCGGGGCAAGTGTACGGCGGCCAAATCCTCGCGGGCGGTCTCGGGTATATCGACGGCACCTATCAGAGCGTGGCGACGGTTGATGGAACCGGCACGGGCCTGACGCTAGACCTTACGATTGTAGGCGGAATCGTCACTATCGCCAACCAGAACCAAGGTGGTGAGGGCTACGCGATTGGCGACGTGCTTACCATCACGGACACGTCAATTGGCACCGTCGGCCGCATTCTCGACGGGTCGCTTACGAACGCGGGTTCAGGTTATGACGGAACCGGCTCCTACACCGATGTCCCACTGACGGGCGGAACTGGCACAGGGGCCACCGCAAACATTACGATTGCCGGCGAGGTCATTACGAGCTTCGCTTTAGTAAACGTCGGTTTGGGATATTCAGCCGGCGACATTCTGACAGCCAACGCGACAGATTTGGGTGGTGTAGGCACGGGTCTGGCATGGACCGTCAATTCAGTCTCTGGCGGCTTTTCGTGGCAAGTCACGGCAGTTCACGGTGCGGGCTTCGATCCTCTCGACATCGCGGCGAAGAACGGATTTCCCGATCCCATCCAGCGTGTGGCTTGCGTCCATCGCGAAGTCTGGCCAGTCGGAACCGTAACGAGCGAAACATGGGTCAACTCGGGTGCGGCAGATTTCACCTTGCAGCCGTTGCCGGGCGCTTTCATTCAGCATGGATGCATCGCGCCGTTCTCGGTCGCCAAGTGGGACAACTCGCTATTCTGGTTGAGTCAAGACCCGCAGGGTAAGGCTTTGGTGGTTATGACCAAAGGCTATTCGGTTCAGGAAATATCGACGCACGCCATTGCCGAGATTTTCCAAGGCTACACGAACATCGCTGACGCCATCTCCTACGTCTATCAAGTCGCCGGTCATGTGTTCTACATCATCTCATTCCCGAGTGCGGACGCGACGTGGGGCATGGATTTACAGACGAAACAATGGTATCAATGGGCGTCAATCGACGACAACGGTAATTTCCACCGGCATCGGGTCGCGACGGCCTGTTATGCCTACGGGCGCAACATCGGGGCGGATTGGCAGACGGGCGTTCTGTACGAAATCGACCCCAACGTCTACACGGACAACGGGCAGGCCATTCCCAGGATTCGGTCTTTCCCGCATTTGCTGAATGACGGCAAGCGGGTGAAATACCTCTCGTTTATTGCGGATATGCAGGTCGGGACAGCGGATGCGTTGGAAGTGCCAGACCCGCCGATGGTAAGTTTGAGGTGGTCGGATGATCGTGGTGTCTCCTACGGCAACCCCGTCGAGCAAAGCATGGGGGCCACGGGGGCTTATCTGACCCAGATCAAATGGTGGCGGCTCGGCAAGGCGCGTGACAGGGTATTCGAATTGAGTTGGTCGGCTCCCGTCAAGACGGCTTTGAATGGCGCTTTTGTCGAGATGGAACCGGAGCGGACCTGACACATGGCCGTCAACCCAAAAGTCCCGTCGCAGCAAATGCCAGTTGTCGATCCGGGCACGGGGCTGGCAACGCAGACGTGGTTTCAGTTCTTCGGTCTTCTGTTGGGCCAGCCGAATGCGATTCAGAACGTGCCTAGTTCGGGAGCGACTGTGAACTACACGGCGGGGCAGAACGGCTATCTTGTGGTGCCGGAAGGCGCGGCATCGGATATTGAGTTAAAGCGGTCGTCGATGACGATTCCAACCGGCATGACCTCTGGCATGATACCTTTGTCCCAAGGAGATACGGCTATCGTCTCCCTGACTGGAAACGCGCAACTGAGTTTTGTTCCTAGATGAACCATTTCCTGCAAATCGCTGCCGGTATCGACACAGTTCCCGTCCTGAACGCCTTGGCGGCCAACCCCGACTTGTGGGACGAATACACATTGCGGACGACGCATCCCGGCACCGCGCACTCGGAAGTCTCCGACATTTGGGTGTGGTTCAATGACCCCGCTGGCGATGTGGCAAATGACCGTGAGGTTGTAGAATATCGGGCGTGGCGCGAGGTGCCGCAGATCAGGATGCTGGTTTTTGATCTGATGCGGCGCGTTGAGGCGGTCAGGTTGGGTCGCGTGTTGGTGACGAAACTGCGGCCAGGACGGCAGATTACGCCTCATGTCGATGGCGGTGCGCCGGCCACTTACTTCACGCGGTATCAGATTGCCTTGCAGAGCCAGCCGGGGGCTTTATTCAAGATCGGTAACGAAACCGTGAACTTCAAAACTGGCGATGCGTGGATGATCGACAACCGCTCGGAGCACTCCGTCGTGAATAATTCGGGGGATGACAGGGTGGTTTTAATAGTGGACCTAAGACTCGCATGATTACCGCCCAAGTCGAGCTATTCCGCGAGCGGTTCGAAGAGTGCAAACCGCTGTTTGCGGGCCACTACGATGAGATTTCGCAGCACAAGGACCACGGTTTTGGGCTCAATCCGAACTACGACGAATATATCCGACGCGAGGCGGCAGGCGAGTTGATGTTCGTGACGCTGCGGGAAGATAGCCAGATCATCGGCTATTTCATCGGCTGGGTATTGCGCGAGTTGCACTATCAAGAATGCCTTACACTTCAAATGGATATAGTGTATGTTTCACCCGATAAGCGCGGTAAAGCGGGCGGTCTGGCGTTAGCGGCTGAAATAGAGAGCGAAGCACGGCGGCGGGGCATCAAAGCATGGAAAATGGGGTTCAAGGAAGAGCACCGGGAAGCCATGGAGCGGATGCTGCTCGCGCTGGGGTTCGCGCCGTTCGAACGGGCGATGATCAAATGGCTGGATTGATGCGCAAATATATCGCCTTAGCATTCTGCCTGTTTGCTACGGCGGCTCAAGCTCAGTCCCCCGAGCCCAAGCAGGAAATCCTTAACACAATCAACCAGCAAATCCGTCCCAACGGTCAGGGCGCGATTACCGGGCAGATTCTCAATCAAAACCTCGTGAACATGCTGACGCCGATGATGGCGTATCAAGGGGCATGGAGCGGGAGCGTCTATTACAATTATGGCGATGTTGTATCGGACGCGCAGGGCCAGAAATGGATTGCGCTTGATGGTAGTTTGGGGACTACGCCGGTCGAAGGAGCGGACTGGACGGCGAATACGGGCATTCTGCCGTTGCCGGGGCCTGCTAGAATCGGCGGCGTCTTCTCCCTTGGGGCCGTCTCGCATTTCTTTCTGACGGGGCTGGGGACAGACGGCCATCTGACGACGGCGCGGCCGGCTTGTGGGGATTTGTCGGATTCGGGCGGTGGGTGCTCAGGTGTGGTTCCGAGCGGGGGCCAGATCAATGCGACTGTCGCGACGAACACGGCTCTCAAGGCGCTATCTCTCACGGGACTGACTGCGGGCACCTACACGGTATATCGTGCGGGTTTCTATGCCGCAGGTGACGGCGGTGAGGCTGTCTATACCCTGTCGGGGAGTGTGTGCTCCCTAAATGCGGGCGCCGGCGATGATGGCTCGCAGGTTAAGCCAGACGTAGGCACGGGGTGTTGGATAGCGTCCTTGCCGTCGAACCCGAGCGCGGCGATATGGGGGGCAAAATGCGATGGCTCGACCATCGATAGCGCTCCAATAAATAACGCGATACTCGCAGCCCAGACAGTTGTTCTTCCCCCAAAAACTCGGTGCATTGCCGGGAACCTTCTACTATCCGATCAACAGCATCTTGAGTTGCAGGGGTCGACTTTATCGGCGGCTCCGGGTTCATCTTATGTGGTAAAGAAAACCGGATTCATAAGCCGACTGACCAACGGTCAGGTCATTGATCCGTCAAATTACACCCTTGCGAAAACAACCCTTTCAACATCGGCGTCCCCCGGCGACACAACAATTTCTGTCACTTCCGCTTCCGGATGGCAGAAAGATCAAGTTGTCGGGGTTGAACTCGACAGCGGGGCATATTCTGTATCGACGGTAACGAATGTCTCTGGCACCACCATCACGCTGTCGAGTCCTGTGTGGGCTTCGCAGGCAATTACGCCGTCCATTACGACGGGAGGAAGCGGTTGTGTTGTTG